GATAAACTTAAACAACCAGAGTCCATTAAAAAGAAAATCATTGAAGAATTTGATTCTATCCAAAGAATGCTTAATTTTAGCAGTTTGGCCGATGACCTATTTAAGCGATGGTATATTGATGGTCGTTTAAATTACCATGTTGTCGTTAATGAAAAGAATCCAAAAGAAGGGATTCAAGAATTAAGGTATATTGACCCACGCAAAATTCGTAAGGTGCGTGAAGTTAAAAAAGAAAGAGATCCAAAAACAGGCGCTAATATCATTGGTTCAATAGCTGAATACTATGTTTATAATGATAAGGGCACAACAACACAAACTTATACAAGCAATATTAATGCTGGCTTAAGAATTGCACCAGAATCAATTATCAATGTAAATTCTGGATTAATGGATGCAAAAAATACATTCGTTATTTCATATTTACATAAAGCAATTAAACCACTCAATCAGTTAAGAATGATTGAGGATGCTATTGTTATCTATCGTTTATCCAGAGCACCAGAAAGAAGAATATTCTACATCGATGTAGGTAATCTTCCTAAAGGTAAAGCTGAACAGTATCTTCGTGATATTATGGTCAAGTACCGTAATAAGATGGTGTATGATGCTCAGACTGGCGAATTAAGAGATGACCGTAAGCACATGTCAATGCTTGAAGATTTTTGGCTCCCACGCCGTGAAGGTGGCAAGGGCACCGAAATTACTACATTACCAGCTGGCCAGAATCTTGGTGAGTTAGCTGATGTGGTTTATTTCCGTCAAAAACTTCTTAATTCATTGAATGTTCCTATTTCAAGATTAGAACCACAACAAGGCGGTATGATTGGTGTTGGTAGAACAACCGAAGTTACACGAGATGAAGTTAAGTTTTCTAAATTTATTCAAAGATTAAGAAACAAGTTTTCAACTGTCTTTGACCAAGCTCTTCGTATTCAATTGGTACTCAAAGGTATTTGTACCACGGAAGAATGGGAATTATTTAAAGAAGATATTTACTTTGACTTTGTAAAGGATAATAATTTTACAGAACTTCGAGATACTGAACTTCTTCGTGAAAGAGTATCCTTATTACAAACAGTTGACCCATATATTGGCCGATATTATTCAGCTGACTGGGTTCGTAAAAATATTCTTCAAATGGACGATGAACTTATTCAACAAATGGATAAAGAAATTGCTCAAGAAGATAAAGATGGGTCTGGTGGTCCAACATCGCCAATGGGAGGTGAAGAAGTTTCAGCTGACCAATTTCCGCCAGAAGATAACACCCAAGAAGACGGCGCCAATGATTCAAAGACTCCACAACTTGATGCTGATGTGGAAAAATATAGTAATATAAATAGAGCTTAACGGAGAAAATTATGGAAACATCACAATTTGTTGACCAACTTGCAGCTGGAGAAGCAGCAAAGGCCAAAGAAACATTAACTGATTTAGTGGCTGCTCGTGCATTTCAAGCACTTGAAGACCGTAAAATGGATATTGCTAAATCAATGTTTGGTGGCCAAGAAATAGCTGCCGATGACCAAGTAGATATTGAAGTTTTAGATGCCAATGAAATTAATGGTGTCAGAATGGGAGATATTGAGGTTCAAGATACAGAGGATACAGAAGCTTAATGAGAAGCTTAAAAGAATTTAAAGAAACACCAGTTGTTGAGGAAGAGAAGCAAGACTACTCTAAATTTGACGCATTGGTAAGAGCTGGTTTGGCTAATAGAACTCAGCTTCAAAGGCTTCATCGCATTTTAGATAAAATGAGTGATGAAAGACCTACTTTTAATTCTACTGATAGGACATTAATACAAGGTCTTTTCAATAAAATGACAGACCTTATTACCAATAACAAACAGATTTTTCAAAAAACTAAATTAGCTGTTCGTGAAGAAATTGAAGAATTTACTGAAGCCAATAGAAATTCTAATGAAGATCCACCTTTTGTTTTGATATTGCGTAGAAAGGCTATTCGTCTTTTTCCAAACAGTCAAAAGGTTGCTTTATACTATAATGCAAAATTAGATAAATCATTTAGTGTTCCATATGGTCTTGGAATTGATGGTGTAATTCAAGCGGAAAATTTGGCGGATGGCATAAATACTCTTGATGAAGATGCTATTTCACAATTGCAAAAAATTAAAAATGAGCATCAACACGGCACAGTAAAGCATAACGATGGAACATCGAGTAAGGTTGATGTCCAGACTGCACATGCCATACTGACCGTGCATAAAAATTTAAATGATGAAAACAAAAAGAAATTTGCAGATATGGTTGGCAAGTCTAATCAGCATTTACAAAAAGCAGCTCAGTTTTCATGGAAGAATATGTAGTGGTAAGCTTTGTTGATTTAATATTACAAAATAAATTAGCTGAAGCAAAAGAATTATTAATTGCTAATATCAATGAGTTAATTATTGAACGCCTTCAAGAGGCTAAAAGATATGCAGCTGCAGATAGATTTGAAGTCGTTGAGTTAGATGAGATTGCCAAACGGAATCCCAATATCATTAAAATTGGGAGAATCAATAAGATTCGCCGTAGAATTAGAAGAAATGCCAAAGGTCGTATTATTGTTCAAAAGAACCGAAGACGCTCTGGTATAAAAGGTTATCGTATTTCAGGTAATACTGTTAGGCGAATACCCGCAACAGTAAGATTAAGAAAAGCCCGTTTATTGAGACGGTCATGGAAAACAACCAGGAGAGCAAAGCTTCGCAGAACATTAATCAAACGAAAAATGTCAATGCGTAGAAGAGCCGGATTAGGATTAAAATAAAATGGGATATGAATTAAAAAATACTCAAAGGTCATCATCAATACTTCGATGTGTTGACACTGGCACCTATACTATTAATTTACAAGATTTGGCAGCTAATACTGGCGGAATTGGTGAAACAATTAATTCATCAGCAATTAAAAGGGTTACTTGGTCAACCAATGGTAATATTTCAATTACTCGAAATGCAGTTCCTTTATTAGCTTTGCATGATGCTGGTGAAATGCGTCTTGATGAATATGGACATTCAATTGCAAATAATTCAACAGCTAACCTTGTAGTTACGATTACTACTGGTGGTTCACTTGTTATGGAAATCACAAAAGACACATCTTACAATGTGGCATTAACAGGATTCTAAAATGAAACTAATCAGAGAAACCATTGAAAATGTAACCTATCTTACCGAAACGGCCGAGAGTGGTAAAAAGAATTTATTTATTGAAGGTACTTTTTTAGTAGGCGATACAGTTAATCGCAATAATCGTATGTATAAAATGGACACTTTACGAAACGAAGTAAAGCGTTACAATGAAGAATACATTAAAACAAATCGTGCTTTAGGTGAGTTGGGTCATCCTGATACACCATCAATTAATCTTGAAAGAGTATCTCATAAGATTGTTTCCCTTGTCGAAGATGGAAATACATTCTATGGTAAAGCTCTTATTCTCGAAACACCCTATGGTCAAATAGTTAAAAACTTTATTGACAATGATGTAAGTATTGGTGTTTCATCAAGAGCATTAGGCTCCGTCACTCAAACTAGAGAAGGTTATAACCTAGTCCAAGATGACCTAAAATTAGCAACAGCGGCAGACATTGTTGCAGATCCATCAGCTCCAGGTGCTTTCGTAAATGGCATCATGGAAAACAAAGAATGGATGTTTGTTGAAGGTAAGTTTGTAGAAGCTGACTTTGACAAGGCAAAAAAACAAATTCAGAGAGCATCTTCTCGTCAAATTGAAGAAGTTGCACTTAAATTGTTTGAAAACTACATACGAAAACTTTAATATTATAAATAAGAAATCAAATAAAGGAGATTCCCTAATGGCAACAAATAAACTCATGGAAGCCGCTGCCGACATTCTTGCAACGAGTAAGAAAGAAGCGCCTGCGGATCCAATGCAAAAATCAGATTCACAGGTCGTAGACCTTGGTGGTCCAAAACAAGATGTTGAAGCTAACAAAGTTGGCGGCGATATCTACGACAAGTATAAACTTGATGGTTCTAAATCAGCTAAACAAGCTGAAGCGCCTAAAACTAAACCTTCTGACGCTTCTGCTAAACAAGAAGAAGTTGAGACAGAAGATGATGTTATTGCTGAAATGCACGGTGATGAAGCCGAAGATAAAGCGATGATGAAGAAAAAAGAAGAAATGAAGAAAAAAATGAAAGAGGACATTGATGCCCTTTTTGCTGACGATTCTACCATTTCTGAAGATTTCAAATCAAAAGTTTCTACAATTTTTGAAGCTCGTGTTACTGACCGTGTTTTACAAATCCAAGAAGAAATTGAATCCAAATATGCTGATATGCTTGAAGAAGCTATCACAGCTGTTCGTAACGACCTAACAGAGAAAGTTGATGACTATCTTTCTTATGTTGTTGAACAATGGATGAATGACAATGAGATTGCTATTGAATCTGGCTTACGCTCAGAATTAACAGATGATTTTATTGCCGGTCTTCGCAATCTATTCGCAGAACATTATATTGATGTTCCTGATGAAAAAGTCGACCTCGTTGATGAACTTGCTGGTAAAGTTGAAGAACTTGAAAGCAAACTTGACGAAGAAATCGAGCGTGGTGTTGAGTTTAAAAAAGCTCTTATTGAATCACGCAAAAATGAACTAACCCGTGTAGTGTGTGATAGTCTTACAGATACTCAAGTTGAAAAAATCAAAACACTTGCAGAAAGTGTTGAATTCTCCACAGAGGACGAATATCC